CGTGGATTCAAACAATCACCAACCGACAAATTAATTTCTAATTATATTGTAATAAAAATGTCTCAACGACTTGGAATGGCCGATGGTCGATGCTTTACCATGAACTCCTCAGCCCAACTTACTAATAACTATATTATGAAGCAAAATGGTATCACTTTCGAGGATAACTACAGCTACCGCCAACTTCTCCAAAAAAATGGTCCAGAACTTCTTAACAAGTTGCCCGAACAATCCAGGGGTAAGTGTGATTCGTGTGATCAAATCACCGACATGTCCAAGATTTATTAGGTGAGGTAAATTTTAATAAAAACTTTAAACCCATACTCTAGAATGTCACAATGTGCCATATGTCTCAATGACGTCAGATCGACGAGGACCAATTCTCCGATCAGATGTGGGCATATGTTTCATTCCCACTGTCTAGAGGAATGGAAAGGTAAAGGTAAGAACACCTGTCCACTTTGTAGAAAAGTATTTGATGTTTCACAGTTTAAGGTGACTGTGACGGTTCAGAACAATTACACAGCGCAGTCGAACGCTGTGTCATTGCAGAGTGAAGCCATTTTCAATATAATGGATATATTTGATATGTCTTTTGATGTTGAAAATACATTAGATTTAGACAGTCTTCTGTCTGACCTTGGGATGAGTCTTTCCGACCTTGATTCCCTTGTCCTTGACGCAGAATGAGCTACAGTACTTGTCATAGTTTAGTCCAGGGTAGTTCCTATCCGCTTTACGAGGATCCTTAATGGGTTTACCAGATGCATCAACCAGAAGTGGACCCGTGGCCCACCCCCGCTTGTGGCTGAAGACATTGGCTCTAAAAACGATTCTCTTATTTGGTATAAACTTACCAGCACGCTTGACTCTCGACAAAGGTATTTTGAAGAATTTGGCGACAGATTCCTGTGTATCACCTGGCTTAACACGGTATTCTACGACACCGTGTTGAACATAGAAGTGGAAGTCTCCTTGACGAATATAGTTTGTCGGTCTTCCAGGACACACAAACATCATCACCTTATAGTACCCCTTTTTACACTTTTCATTGGGTTTGACACGATATATCTTTGCGGGGTTATCCGAAATAACGCGCTTTGGGAGACCCGTACAGTGTGTATAGTTGTGGTTTCTATTGGAAAGACCCGAGCGATCACCTGGAATAGATTTTTGAAATCTATACGCTTCATAGTCGCCCACGGCATATGCATAACAATTGTTATTGCCTATACCAGTAGAAGTTCCCCAACGTTTGTTGGTGAATTTTCTTTCAGACCCACTGAGAGGGAGGTCCTTCATTTGTAGTGTATGTAGAAAAAAATATTGTTACACATTAAAATGCAAGTCCTCGACCGTGTCGCCAAGTCTCAAACCAAGTCGGACATGCTCACCGAGCTTCTCCTCTTCATTCTTAACGTTCTTATCGCGACCTTCGTTCTCCGTTTCGCGTGGAACCGATCCCTTGTGAAGCACATTACCGTTCTCAAGCCAATTTCTACCATGCTTGATGCTTTCATCCTCGCTCTCTCTTTGAGCATTATCCGTGCTTAAATCTCACTGTAACCCACGATCTTTTCCCCATTGGGGCTAACAAGAGTTGGGAAGGCTTCCATGCCTGAACAACCTTCTTTTTCACAGTCAACAAACTTGAATGGCTTATCAGCCTTTTTCATGTACTCCAACTGTTTACGAGTCCAACCACAGCCCATGGTCCCGTAAATAGTCCACTGTTCTCCATTTGAAACTGACGCACTGACGGTAACATCAAGGCGTCGCTTTCCTGTTTGGGAGAGAATCAAAAGATCAATGAGGATGAGGAGAGCAAGAAGCCACATATTTTATACTATACGATTACATATTTTTTATGAATTTACACATTTGTTCTTTGGTTAAGTTTGAATCTAATTTGAACATTTTGACTAATTCTTCCTTCTTGTAGAGACGACACTTACGCCGATCAATTTTGAGATCACCATTCTTGTTGATGAATATTTTTGGTTTGTTAACCGCAATCTTCTTTTCAATTTCACGAACTTGTGACATCACGGATGGTTTGCGTTTGGCAATACCAGGTCTCTTTGGTGGAAGCTTCTTCTTTTCAGCTTCCTTTTGAAGAACAGCCCTCGCACGACGAATGGCGCTCATAGTGGCAGGTTTCGCGGGTGTTTTGGGTTTGAGTGCCACAGTCTTTTTTGGGATAATCTTTCTGAGAATGGCAATCTTCTTCTTAGCTTGAAGGAATGGGTGTTTCAAGATTTGGACATAGGTTGGAAGACCCGTGTGTTTTAGAGGGCGGAGACGGAAATCTTTGGTAACAGGTGATGATCTAAGAAGATATTGTCGTGAAAAGAGGTCTTCCATGAAATGACGCACTGGCACAGATTTTGTGTAATTGTATATGATGTTAAGAATGTAGTGTGCGTCATACATTTGATGCGATCCAGAGTAAATACCAGAATTCTTAAACTCACCACTCACGACATTTGGGTTTCTAATACCTTCGATCGTGGACATACCAAAATCAATCATAATGGGTTTGTTACCCTTCAATACGAGAATGTTGTTCCAATGAAGATCATGGTGTCTAAACTTTGGATACTTTTCGTGAATTGCTTTCAAGTTTGTGATGAGTTGAGAAATCACTTGACGATAATCTTCGGGTGATTGACTCCTTTTGATCCATTTTTCGAGGGGTTCACCCTCAATGTATTCAAAATAAAGAACATCATCGCGATCACACGATTTGAAGTGATACATGCGAGGCACCCCCATACCTCTCAACTTTTCCGCGATGCGATACTCCATTCGGGCACTTGGTTCTGTCGTGACTTTGATGGCAACTTGTGTTTTACATTTGTCATCGAGACATCCATAGAAGACAGTACCGTACGTACCTTTGCCGATTACTCTGAGTCGGGTAGCCTTGTTAATCTTGAGTGGTGTCATTTGAATCTTTGTAAAAAATTGTTGTTCTGGGTAGCACGCCTTTTGCCCCCTTATCAATTTCTTAACTTCTTCACCGACCGCGTTCTTCTGAGAACTGGTCTTGGCGTTGTTGGCGATGTGGACGAGGTCCGCGAGTTTCACCATACTTATTACATACTAACAAATTTTTCATCGTACCATTTTGAAACCTCCGGGACGTCAATCTCATAAAGTAGATCTTCTAATTCTTTCTCATCCATATGAAACATGGCTTGTTCAAGCACTTTTAAGTTCTGACTCACGACAGCACCACACATGACTGAACGACCCATAACCTTCATAATTTCATGCCAGTGATATTGTGACTCTTTTCTACACACCTTTCTAAAAGCTTGGTACATATGATACGCTTCATTATGGTCTGGATGTTGTGCAATCAGAAAAGTTAGGTATTCTTCCTGATCCCCTTCATTAAGCATTACATAATCCACATATTCTACAATCTCACATTCCATTTTCATGAGAGTGATAGCATCTCCATCCCTGATAACTTCTGTAAGATCCCTTTGATTCTCAATGAAATTCATTCTGTTACGATATCTACTGAAATATAGATTACTTAGGTATGACAACATCTATCTTAATTCTTCTTGAGAGAATAACTTCATATGTAACTTGATTCATAAGTTTCATATCAAATTTGAGGAATTATTTGATTACAATTTAATTATTTATTCTTCGTCTACTTCAACTTCCTCTTCTTCTTCATCAACCTCATCCTCTTCTGGGAGGTCAAGACCTTGGAAAGCAAAGGATGGGAGCTTGGTGGATTGCTCAAGGAGAGCTTGTTGAAGACGGATCGTCACACCAAACTTGTTGTCAATGAACCAAATGGAACTGACATCAACAATAGCCATAGCCTTTTGTCCCTTCTCAACACTGTCAAGGGGGACAGCCTCCTTTTGCATACTGTAAGCTTCTGGGACGAAAGTACCATCCGGCTTAGTGGCAATCTTAAGCTTGAGGGTAGATGGATATGGCTCCTTACCTGGGCGCACAATTGGCTTGTAGAGAGCTTCACGGAGAACCGCGACATTGAACTCCTTACCGAGCCATTCCTTGGAGTTCTCGGCGACAGTGTTGACGATGAGTTCATCAAGCTCCTTCAACTTGTCATGAAGGTCCATCGCTTCAGCATTATCAGAGTCAAAGCTGAGGTCAAGAGAATAAGTAGTGCGTCCAGTGCCTTCGTCAGTGAACGCACTGAGTCCATATGGGGAACGCATGAATGGGAGTTGAAGGTAGAGTTTTTTGTTGTCGCCACCGTTCAAGTAGACGGTCTTACCGCCATTCTTATTCTTACGGAGTTTTGAAAAGCCTACAGAAGAGGCAGAAAATTCAGAGGATCGTTGGATAGCAAGCGACATTTGTAGTGGGTATTATATATCTACTGGGATGCTAGACTTTAAGTCATTTTTTTTGTGTGACTAAAGTAAACATAATCATGGGTCTTTTTAAAGACTGCGGCTGTGGGTGTAATGGTCAGAAGCAACAGGAGAAGTTTGTGACTTCCCTCATTTCTGGTCTCACCTTTTTCATCATCGCGAATCCAGAAACTTTCCGACTCGTCAGGCGAGTCCTCGGTCCACGCATCGCGACTCCCAACGGTTGTCCATCAACCATGGGTCTTCTTGTACACTCCCTTGTGTTCATCCTCGTCGTGTGGGGTATGATGAATGTCAAGAGTGACGCACCACCACTTCCAATTGTTGAAGAGGAAGAAGATGATGCTTACATCGTTCAACCTAAGCGAATGGCCGATATAGTTCCAGAACCAGGAATGGAGGAACCAGGACTCATGGATTCTGGTGTTGTTTTGGGTTCTCTTGATATTACCGGACCTTCCTTGTAAGTACAACAAACGAACGATCGGTCGTTTGTTCGATTTTTAAAATGTCATTATTTTTGATTTTTTCATAGATATTATTCACATGTTTATCGGAAATAGTCCAGCAATTTTCGATAAATATTTGACCATTAGATTCGACAATCAGAGGTCCGGGTCCGCCAACCACTGATTGTAGAATTGCGTGCATGCGTGCTTACTAGATATTTGTGTCTAATCTTTAAAAGTCTTCATCAAAACCAATTTCATCTGAAGTGTCGTCCATCTTGCCATAGTCACCAACCCTCTTTTCGAAGAAGTTTGTCTTCCCGTCGAGGCTAATGTTCTCCATGAAGTCAAATGGATTCTTGGAGTTCCAAATTGGAGGCACCCCGATCTGCTTCAACAATCTATCAGATACATACTCAATATATTCGGACATCTTTTCAGAATTCATACCGATGAGAGCGCATGGAAGGGCATCCAATATGAATCCTTTCTCAATCTCAACGGCTTCCTTAACAATAGAATGAATAGTCTCAGTCGTTGGTTTAATACGCAATAATTTGAAAAGTTCCACCGCAAACTCTTGGTGGAGTCCCTCGTCACGAGAGATAAGCTCGTTGGAGAAGCAGAGACCTGGCATGAGACCTCGCTTCTTGAGCCAATAAATAGCGCAGAAGGAACCAGAGAAGAAGATACCCTCAACACACGCAAATGCGAAGAGTCGCTCAGCAAAGGAACGCGACTTTGTATCGAACCACTTCATAGCCCAATCCGCTTTCTTTTGAATACACGGAACTGTTTGGATAGCTTCAAAGAGCTGCTTCTTCTCAGCACCATCCTTAATATACTTGTCTATGAGTTTACTGTATGTCTCCCCATGCACCATTTCATTATGACACTGATACGCATAGAAAGATCTCGCTTCAGAGGATTGCACCTCATCAGCAAAGTTATTATTGATATTCTCAAAAACAATTCCATCGGACCCAGCAAAGAATGCCAGGATGTATTTTATGAATTTCTTTTCATTTTCATTTAGAGTCTTCCAATCGTCCAAATCCTTTGAGAGATCTACCTCTTCAGCAGTCCAATTACTCATTTGAGCCTTCTTATAGAGTTCCCAGAGGTGTGGATACTTCAGGGGGAACACAGTAAATCTGTTTAGTGTGGGGGCTAGGAGAGGTTCGTACTCCTCCTCAACCCACTCTTGAAATTCAAAATAGTTTCCGATGCGACGTCCGTCACTAAATATTTGAGGGTAAGAGTCAAGTCTACCGTCACACAACTTTTTGAGATCCTCTTTCTCAATCATAACTTTTTCATAATCCATCCCCTCGGATTCACACAGTGTGACGGCGTGTTCGCAGTATTGACATCCTTCCTTCGAATAAATTGTGATTTTCATCTGTAGTATTATCGTTGATAATTTTTTGAGCGAAAACTCTAAGCATGATTGTGCCATCAGAAATAATCGAGAATGACATAGTAAAGCTGTTAGTAAACGAAGATGATGTAGAAGATGAAATGTTCAGTGTTGTGGGAATGAATACTGGCCTGGTCCTTGGAGTTCGGTATCTAAACCCTACTGAGCTCATATATAAGTCCGCGTGTGTCTATAAGTTGGATGACGGTGAGATGAGTCCAGCTCCATATGAAAGTGTGATGGAACATTACCCACGTGGTACTACATTTGAAGATCTCGAGATGAAGTCCCTCGGTGAAAACATGTTTGCGTTTTATTCCGAAATTGATATCGAAGATTCTGACTCTGAAATTTATGACGAGGATGAGAGTGATTCAGAAATGAACGACTTCATTGTACCTGATGATCATATAGACGGGGAAGTCATTCCACCTTCTGACTATAAAACCATAGACAAGGAATGGAATGCATGGGAGCCAAGATCCCCAGGCGCGAGAAGTTTTAAAGAAACTGTTGATGCTATTGAAGCACTCGCAAAAGCGCACGCCGATAACCTAAGTTTCGGTGCGTAATTCCAAAATCTAAAAAAGATCTATCAAACTCATACCAATATGCTGGCAGCTATATGGTCTGATATAGATCAACTATTACAAAAAGAACCCGAACAAAAGCCAGTAAATACAAATTTTTGCCGTGAATGTTCAGGTGTGAAGATTATTTCACCCGAAGGTCTTCCTACCTGTTCAGAATGTGGTCTCATCGAAGACAACTTCGTTGATGACAGTGCGGAGTGGACGAGTGGGATCACCGATGACGGGCGTGTTAATGATCCCGCGAGATGTGGAAATCCAAATGCAAACCCCGAGTTGTTTTCACAGAACTGGGGTAAGGGTACCATTATTTCCACACAACGTTCGTCCACGTACGAAAACAAACGGATGGCAAAAATTAATTTCCATATGTCCATGAACCACAAAGATCGATCATTATTTCATGCGTATCGAGATATCGATGAAGCATGTGATACATTACCAGACGCAGTCCTTAAGGATGCAAAAATGCTATACTGTAAATTTAACAACGAGAAATTGACCCGGGGAGCGGTAAGACTTGGTATTAAAGCAAACTGTGTTTTATACGCGTGTCGTCTCGCAAAGTTCCCTCGGACGACGCGAGAGATTGCCGACATGTTTGGAATTCAATCCAAAGACATTAGTCGAACAACACAAATATTTAAGGACACGATAATGGGTGTGACCGAGAAAAACTACGTAACAAAAGCGTATGATGTCATGCAGAGACTTCTCAACTCATTTGAAGTATCGCGTGAAGAGCGGTACAACTGTAATAAAATGTGTTCATCAACTGATGACTGTGTAGAACTTATGAGTAAAACACCAAATAGCGTAGCTTCGGCAATTATTTTCATAGTACTTAGTCCCAATATTACAAAGGCGCAAGTGTGTGAAAAATGTTCGGTCTCTGTACCAACACTAAACAAAATAGAAAACATTATAAAAAAGCACTTAGAGGTTAAAGGGTTGTTATAAGTAAATGGTGACAAAGTTATTCCTCGCAACTCCATGTTATGGAGGTCTCTGTTTAGATAAGTATGTAATGAGTATAATAAAATTGCAAATTCTTTTAATGAAAGAGAATGTTCAATTATACATCGATACCACGGAAAACGAATCACTTGTGCATCGCGCCCGAAATGTTGCCGTGGGACGTTTTATGCAAAAAAGTGATTGTGATTATTTTATGTTCATTGATGCGGATGTACACTTTGATCCACACGCGGTTTTGCGTCTCGTACGATCTGGTCATGATGTGAGTGTCGCATGCTATCCGAAAAAGGTTGTGATGTGGGATCAGGCAGCGAATGCTGTGAAGGGTGGTGATGAACGTAACATGTCCATGCTATCTTCAAGTCTTGTGATCAATTTTGGGGCTGTAAATAGGCCGGTCGTCAACGGTTTTATAGAAATTTTAGATGGTCCAACTGGATTTATGTGCATCAAGAGAGAAGTATTTGAACGCATGGAAAAGGAGTATCCAGAATTAAACTGCCGCAATGATCACCAGAACAGAGATTTTGATTTTTACCATGCGGTTTTTGATTGTATGATAGATCCAGATAACAAGAGATATCTTTCCGAAGATTACGCCTTCTGTCGAAGATGGCAAAAAATGGACGGGAAAATATGGGCGGATATAAATACAACGCTCGGCCACGTGGGGAATTTGCCATTTTCTGGTTGTCTCAATGAAAGGCTTAAGGCTTAGAAACTTTTAATAACATATGAATCTAGCGACAATCATCGTTACGCGATCTAAGTCATGTCACGTAAAAACACTACACGCAATTCTACGATTAAACATGAAGTGCGTGCAGAGTAATTACAAGAACGAAATTGTTTTTGTTGACGACAACCCTTACAAAAAGGCACAAGTTGTTGAAAAATATATGAAAACACACGACAGACTCATATTTATTGACTTTGGTATCGGTCTAGACGATGGATCGCTCAATCAAATGTTTCAACCACATGAAAATATTGGTTGCATGGTTTTCCCAGGTGTAAAAGAGGGTGTCGATTGGGATCTTTTCAGAGATAAAATAAACGAAAATTCTACCGAGCCAATTGAACAAATGGGTCTTCACTTTGACACGGATGTCGGTAAGAAGATTTCTGAAGACATCTACAGTGTTGTAAGCACGGATGCGCGAGTTTGGTTTACAAATTGTAAAAGTGTCATTAAATCAATCAAAGATAAGAAAACTGGAAATTGGAGTATTCACCCGAAAATTCTTGAAAAATTTAAAGAAAAGGGGGTGAAGTTATATGCGTTTACAGCATCTAAGTTGACGATGACTTACACACATGAATGTGTAAGTAATATTTTGAACGCAGCGGGTGTTAAAACGAGTTAAAGTTTAAATTGTTATTTAAGGTATGTCCTTCGAAGAATACGTCGTAAATTATATTCACAAGGTTTGGGGAAGTCGGGATTATTTCCCGGGTCCTCAACCTGTGTCTATCGAATACAGTCATTTCCCTGTTCTCAAAAACAATGAATACGTTGTTTGTGAGAAAACGGACGGCGAGAGGCACATGTTTGTTGCTTTAACATACGAAGGCAAACGTAAATGTGTGTTTGTGAATCGTGCATTCAAAGTACTTCCGGTTCAATTAAATTTACCCAAAAAGGCGTACGAGGGTACAATTATGGATGGGGAACTTTATGAAAATGCATTATTTGTTTACGACGCTCTTCTTATTAGTGGTGAACCTGTCGGTCATATGAATTTATATGATAGACTTGCGGTTGCTACCAATCTCATAAACTCAACTATTCAAATGACATTTGATAAGTATCGTCTCAAAATGAAAACTTTTCATAGAATGTGTGATTATGAGTTATTCATGTATGAGTACTTACCCAAAGTGGAACAAAAAGTTGATGGTCTCGTGTTCACACCGGTAAATGAACCAATGCGCCTTGGAACACATGAAACTATGTTCAAGTGGAAACCTAGAGAAAAGAACACAGTAGACTTCTCGATGAAAAGGGGTAGAAGTTTTGATGGCGTCGGTAAACCAGGTGTTCCCGTGTGGAAATTGTTTGTGCAAGAGAAAGGTAAGCTATTTTATGAGAGTGAATTTCCAATAAGTCGCATGGACGAACCATGGTTTGAAGATGGTGCGATTGTTGAGTGTATGTATATAACGTGGGAAGATGGTCCATTATGGTGGAAACCCCTAAAGCGTCGCCGCGATAAAACACATCCCAACAATAGACGGACATTTTACAACACGATCAAAAATATTAGAGAGGATATCCAGATGAAGGAGTTTTTAGATTGTAGACCAGAACGTAGTGACCAGCCTCATTAGGAAGAGGTTGTTCGCGAATAAACTCGTCATTTATGTAATGCCATAAACCCCTGTGTTTCACAAAACTAACGTAATGACCATCATGTTGGACACCCACGTGAATCGCACTTGAGATCAAATTATATTCAAAGTTATCCAAATGTAATTTTTCGATCACTTTGAAATAACTCTTCGTATCAAACGAAATTAATAAAATTTTTGGAAGTTTTGAAAATACCATGCGTGTTGTTGCGATGTTATGTACTTTTCCATCATTATCTTCAAAATTTTCTAATACATTCCACGATGTACTTTTATTAAGCATTTCACCCATGTCCTTGCTCGCCGAGTTTACGATGTGTACACAAAAATCTTCTTCTACACGCGTCTTTCCGGACGGCCATATAACTTCTTGGGCTTTTTTCCCGTAGAACCACTGTTTTATTTCTGGTATTTCCCTTTCTAAAATATCTATGATGCACAGAAATGCTTCCTGTACATCATGTTGTTCACCAGTCACAAACCGTGGAAAATGTTTTTGAAATGCACACAAAAGTGGGTGTGCGTTAACGAAACCTTTTTGTGATTTATTCCAATATACATTCACCAGTTGTGAATATAACTTTGTAAATTCACATTCTCCTGAATACGGATTATCTATTAAATAATTTGAAAGGATGGGAATAGACAAAAGACATTGCAACGATGTGTTAAAATAACATGTGTTCCCGTTGTTTCTTAAACCTTTCATTACATTTTTTGTACAAAAAACACTTAAGAAGATGACGCACATTAACATTGTAAGCAACAATGCACGACATCAAATCTATCGTTGACAAAGTGTTCCCCGTCTTTGAGAGCCACAAAGATGAAGAACATATTGAAGTTGAGATTCGTCTAGGAAAATATAACGGAACGTTTTTTGATACAAATGTTGGTAAGGATGTTTTCGAACGAGTACTCGAAGGTCTCAGAAAATATAGTGGTTGGGAAGATGTAAAAAATTCAACGTGTGATATTTTTTACAATGATAAAAATGGTATTCGCATCACAGCGAATGAAGAGACGGGTGAACAGACCATGGTTCAAAAAATAAACGCCGTAAAGACAGATTTTACTGGAGAGCCAACTGATATGAGGTTTAGTATTTCAAGAGAAATACCAACCTGGGGACAGTATGAAATGGACAGGAAGCGGACTAAAACACGCCACTCTTTCATCCGTAAGAATTTAAGTATAGATATGACAATCTCGTCGGGTGACAATGTTGATATGGATTCTGAGGAAGAATGTTCATATCAGATTGAATTTGAAATCATTGATCCCAAAAATGTTTCAAATTTAAATGACTTTTTCAACACAGTTTATAAAGTGAATGATTTGTCCAAATTAATTCCTGTGTAATAATTAAGATGTTACGATACGTATTTCTCGCCCTTGTGGCATTTGCCCTTATATATGAAAAAACAACAAATTCGTATGAAATTGCCGGTTCTAAAAATTTTCATTTAAGTTATGGTATGTCTAAGGAGATGTACCTTCTCATGCGAAAAGAAGGTGTCAGTGCGGAAGATTTGAAAAAGTTCGTGCAATTGGAGGATCGTCTTCTCCAGATTGAACGAAATTCGGTTTGTTCGGGGATTCCATACGTTGTTGAGGGAACTTCAGTTTCTAATTTAATAAAGGATCTATTTCCACGCTATAATTTCGTGTATCACACGATTCATCTCAAACAAATAGCCGAACCAACTAAAACTGTGAATATGAAAATTAAATGTTAACACGTAATATAAAAGATGTCCCAGGTTGCCATAATTGGTCTACTTGGCTTGATGACATGTTGTTCTTCTAGTTCAGCAGCCATGCTCATGATGGGTGGTGATGATGACACCCTCTCGTCCACAGGACCGGGACCCGCAGCACC